ATGTATTCAGAAGATGGTACAACATGAGGGGTGAAGAAAAAAATAGTAAGTCTTATTTTAGAGATGGTTTATATTTTGTTCAATTAGATCAAGTGTATTTATACAAAAAAAAGGATAGATGGCAAACTATTAATAATAGATGCTTTGTAAGTCCAATAAAAAGTAATGACAATACAGTGTCTGATCAAGAGCAATATCTTATTGGTATATTAAAATACGGTAATAGTGCGTTAGAAGCGTTAGGAATCAACGAGGAAGACCTTGTAGGTTATACACCTAATGGAGAATATGACTTTGTCGTTGATGGCAAACGTCTTTATTGTATGAAATCAAATGATATTGTTATAAAGTATGAACACAAAGGAAACGAAGTTGAACATAATCCAAGCTGGGCACATAGCAGTTGAAGAGCTTATTAAAGTTGCTAAAGAAGCTATCGTAGATTCAGATGAAGATATATCAGCTGATAGATTAAAAAATGCTGCAGCAACTAAAAAATTATGTATATTTGATGCTTTTGAAATACACAATCGTATTATAGAGGAAGAAAATATGCTTAATGAAAAACCAAAAGAAGAAGTTAAAGCTAAAGCTTTTGGAGGTTTTGCAGAAAGAAGATCTAAATAATGTATAAGCAAACTTTATATAAAGTAATTGATCATATAAAACCACAAGCTATAAAAAGATTAAATAAATCTAAAAAGTGGGAGTACGGTTACAATAAAGAACATGATGTTATAGTTATATCTAAGACTGGTCAGATAGGTGAGATATATGAAATACAAAATTTAAAAATAGCTTTACCAAAAGAAAACAATGTATTTACTGAAGCTGACTCATGGCAAACTCATGAATATCCTAAAGCTTTAAAAAATATTAAAACAATATTTGATTGGAAGCAATATTCAGATGATTTTAAAGAAAAATGGTATGTATACATTGATAGAGAATTTGCTAGACGTCACGAAGGGTATTGGTTTAATAATAAAGGTAAAGCTACTTATATTACTGGTACTCATTACATGTACTTGCAGTGGTCCAAGATTGATGTTGGGCAAGCAGACTTTCGAGAAGCAAATAGATTATTCTATATATTTTGGGAAGCTTGCAAAGCAGATAAACGATGTTACGGAATGTGCTACCTCAAAAACAGACGATCTGGTTTTTCATTCATGGCATCTGGTGAAACAGTCAACCTTGCCACTATCTCTAGTGATGCTAGATACGGTGTCTTATCAAAGTCTGGGTCTGATGCAAAGAAAATGTTTACCGATAAAATCGTACCTATTTCAGTCAACTACCCGTTTTTCTTCAAGCCAATACAAGACGGTATGGACAGGCCAAAAACAGAGCTTGCATATAGAGTTCCTGCTAGCAGATTTACAAGACGTAAAATAGATAACAATGAACAGTTAGAAGAGTTAGAAGGTCTTGATACAACTATTGATTGGAAAAATACAGGAGACAACAGTTATGATGGTGAGAAATTAAAATTACTAGTACACGATGAGTCAGGTAAGTGGGAAAAACCTGATAACATATTAAATAACTGGAGAGTTACAAAAACTTGTTTACGATTAGGTTCTAGAATTATTGGTAAGTGTATGATGGGATCAACATCAAATGCTTTAGACAAAGGAGGTAGAAATTATAAAAAATTATATGATGACTCAAACGTTACCAGAAGAAACCGCAACGGGCAGACTAGCTCGGGATTATATAGCTTGTTCATACCTATGGAATGGAACTACGAGGGATACATTGATTCTTATGGATTACCTGTCTTTGAGACACCCAAGGAAAAAAAGAAAGGACCTGATGGCTTCCCAATTGAAATAGGTGTAATAGAACACTGGGAAAATGAAGTAGATGGCCTTAAGGATGATCCTGATGCACTTAATGAATTATATAGACAGTTTCCACGTACAGAAAAACACGCGTTCAGAGATGAAACAAAGCAATCACTTTTTAATCTTACTAAAATCTATGAACAAATAGATTATAATGAAGATTTAAAACACTCTAATGTTGTTACACAAGGTAATTTTCAATGGGAAGATGGGATTAAAGATACAAGCGTTATGTTTGTTCCAAGTAATCAAGGTAGATTTTATGTTTCTTGGGTTCCTAATGAAAATCAACAAAACAGAGTTGTTGTTAAAAATGGTGGTAAGTTTCCTGGAAACGAACATATGGGTGCTTTTGGATGCGACAGTTATGACATATCAGGAACTGTAGATGGAAGAGGATCTAAAGGATCATTACATGGATTAACTAAGTTTAGTATGGAAGATGCTCCACCTAACTTATTGTTTTTAGAATATATAGCTAGACCTCAGACTGCTGAGATATTTTTTGAAGATGTACTTATGGCTTGCATATTTTATGGTATGCCTATACTTGCAGAAAATAATAAACCTAGATTGTTGTATCATTTTAAAAGAAGAGGTTATAGAGGTTACTCTATGAATAGACCAGATAAAACAATACATAAATTATCTGTAACAGAAAAAGAAATAGGTGGTATACCTAATTCAAGTGAAGACATTAAACAAGCTCATGCTGCCGCTATAGAAGCTTATATAGAAATGTTTGTTGGTTATAATAATGAGCAGTATGGAACAATGTATTTTCAACGCACGCTAGAAGACTGGGCTGCTTTTGATATAAACAACAGAACTAAACACGATGCATCAATAAGTTCTGGCTTAGCTATTATGGCTTGTAATAAAAACAAATATAGACCCGTTGCTGAAGTTATAAAAGAACCTGTAAATTTAAACTTTTCTAAATATGACAATAGAGGTAGTGAATCAAAAATAATTAATAGATGAAATTAAACACTGGTGTTAATAGTGCGTTTCCTGATCAGATGGTATCTGAAGAGGAAAAGAAAACTTTAGAATATGGATTATTAGTTGGGCAAGCTATTGAGTATGAATGGTTTAGAGGTGGTAGAGTAAATGGTAGTAGATGGAATACAGGTTATCAGCAGTTTCATAATTTAAGATTATATGCTAGAGGAGAACAAAGTGTTCAAAAATATAAAGATGAATTGTCTATTAATGGTGATTTGTCTTATTTAAATTTAGATTGGAAGCCAGTACCTATTATACCTAAGTTTGTAGATATAGTTGTAAATGGTATTGCAGCTAAAAATTATGATTTAAAAGCTTATGCTCAAGATCCTTTTTCTTTAAAACAAAGAACTGATTATGTAGGTGGAATATATAGGGACATGATGGCTCAAGATTATCTTAATGAAATTCAAGAGACTACAGGAATGAATCTGTATAATTCTGATCAAAAAACACTTCCACAATCAAAAGAAGAATTAGAGATACACATGCAATTAAATTACAAACAGTCTGTAGAGATTGCTGAAGAAGAAGCTATAAATAATACTTTAGCTTTTAACAAGTATCAATTAACAAATAAAAGAACTATAGAAGATATAGTAACAATAGGAATTGGAGCTGTTAAAACAACTTTTAATAAATCAGAGGGTGTTGTAGTTGATTATGTAGATCCTGCTAATTTAGTTTATTCATATACTAATGATCCTAATTTTGAAGATATATATTATGTTGGTGAAATAAAGTCTATGACTTTGGCTGAAATTAAAAAGAAATTTCCATATCTTACAAGTGAAGAATTAGAAAAAATGGTTAAATACCCTGGTCGTGATGGTTACATAGCTAATCCAAATTATGACAATGATTTAGTTCAGATATTATTTTTTGAATACAAAACATTTATTGATCAAGTATTTAAAATAAAAAGAACAGAAACTGGATTAGAAAAAACATTAGAAAAACCAGACACGTTTAATCCACCTGAAAGTGACAACTTTGATAGAGTTTCTAGAAGCATAGAAGTTTTATTTAGTGGTGCAAAAGTTATGGGTGTTCCACAAATGCTCGAGTGGAAGTTAGCTGAAAATATGACAAGACCTAATAGTGATTTAACTAAGGTTAAAATGAATTATGTTATATGTGCACCTAACTTATATCAAGGTCGTATTGAATCTTTAGTAAGTCGTGTAACTAGTTTTGCTGATATGATACAGTTAACATCATTAAAATTACAACAAGTTATTCAGCGTATGGTTCCCGATGGTGTATTTGTAGATGTTGACGGTTTAGCAGAAGTTGACCTAGGTAATGGTACTAATTATAATCCACAAGAGGCTTTGAACATGTATTTTCAAACAGGTAGTATAGTTGGTAGAAGTTTAACGCAAGATGGTGATCCTAATAGAGGTAAAGTACCTATTCAAGAGCTACAAACATCCAGTTCTAATGGAAAAATACAATCACTTATTGGAACTTATCAATATTATCTACAAATGATAAGAGATGTTACAGGGTTAAACGAAGCAAGAGATGGTAGTTTACCAGACAAAGACGCTTTAGTCGGATTGCAAAAAATGGCTGCCAACGCTTCAAATATAGCA